GTGTTTTGATAATGGTGGTGAACAATGAGCAAACACCACCGCCGTTTCCGGTTTCCCGTTTGGTGGCTAACCAGAGTGTAGGGGCGCTGTGTACCCTTGGCAATTTACATGCCTAAACACCAATAGTGTAGTTTCTCACCAATCGCGTGAGAGACCTGCCACGGCCGGGTGCTCCACAAGTGAATGTGAAGACGAAAGTAGGACAGCTGAGCAAAGCTCGTGCAAGTCGGCCAAGCCAACGTCGTAGGCCTCCATCATCCAATCTCGGAACTCGTCGTCACTGACAAGGACGGGTTCGTCGAGGATGCTGGCGGCAATTGTGTCTGCTGTAACGCCCGAGACGCGGGCGTGCCAGGTGAGGTCATCCAGACGCAAGTCTGAAGAATCCTCAATCGAAAACCGTTCGAGAAAGAAATCTCTCATAAACGGGACATGGCGGAACTCATAAGCGTACGACAAAGCCTTACCAGCCATGTACTGGCTGGGTGAAACTTGCTCGCAATAAATTCCGCGTGCGTTGAAGCGGGCTATGGCCTTCCCGATGAGCGGGACCATACAAGGCGGATCCAATTCGGCGAAGAGCCTCTTGGACAAGAAGGTGGAATGGCAATTTAAGTCGGGGGAACTCGCTTTGAGCAGCATTTTGAAACGAGATATGGTGTCCACCCAAAGGGCACAACATATTGCTGCTGATAGCCGGGCAAGCAAGTCATCTCCCAAGATGACGGCTACGCCGTGGAGTTGCTGACGTTGGCAGCTTACAGAAAACATGACGGCATTGTACCAAGTATTCCGGGGGGTCGTACTTGTAGTGCCGGTTGGAAGTTGATGTTTAATGACGGCTCTGAGGCCGAAGGCGCGAGACTGCACAGAGAAAGTCTCGAGCTCCTTCAATAATTGACGGAACCACATGGGCATACAGATTTTGGACAAGGCGCGATCGTAGATCAAATGCACCCTGGATCGTTGTTCACGATCGTTGGCACTGTAATCACCTTCAGCTGTGAACTGAAGGGAGTGGTCGGAGGTCAGGTGGGTGGCGAGTTGGACGTCGGTTCTTTTGTATGCGGTCATAAAACAGATCCCGCCCAGCGGGTGTTCTGACAAAAGATGATCAATGCGCTCCATGGCGACCATGGAAGCGGGACCAGTGACAGTGTTGAAAGCGTCGTTGCCTGCATAAATGACTCGCGGGGCGAACGAGGGATCATTGCGCTTCAACAGCACCTCTTGCTTAACGGAGAGGTCTTTGGTACCCATATAAGACGGGGTGGCGTAAGGGATGTCGTGGAAAGCACGCTCCATACGTGCTTGCTTTTCAGTGGTGAACTTGTCCGCCCAACGAGCGCGGTCAACTTCGTTTTCGTCCCACTCATCCTCAAATACATCAGGCAAAGCGTCTATTATAGCGCAAGCCTCTTCGTACACGTCGTCGTCGACGTCATCGGTAGCCAGAAAATTACATCGCTTATTAAAAGCGGCCATGAAGGACTCGTAATCGTTGCCGGTTGCAACGGGGACCTGCTCGCGCAAGAGCGGTCCACACTGGTTGATGGGGTCTGCCATAGGTTTCGTGACACCAGGTGCGTACTGGTTGAACTCGTGCTTAACTTCTATGGCGTATGTGCGATGCGTTGACACCTTGAGGTGCCCAAAAAGGCTGTCGACGGACCGGTCCAATTCACCCTCAGGGTTGGACACGTTGACAGTTCGGCTCGTGGCGATTGGCGGGGCCAGAGCCCCCACCGCCATGCGTCTCAACCGGTTGGTGTAGAAGCGAGGGCGGCGGGGCATCATTGGAGTTGTTTGGTTGGTTGGATTTTGTTGTGTTGGTGTTGTGAACAGA